AAGACTGGAATAAAGATTTATTTAAGTTTTTAGAACGTAAACCTTTTGAAGATATGGAGTTTGATGATATTTTCTTTAGCCATGTAGCAGTACCTTTACAGGACTCATGGTTTTTACATAAGCAGGGTGAAACTGACGACGCTATGTCTGAGGTACAAAACTGTATAGCTACCGACTGGTCAACCGCAGGGTTTGACTGGTTATTAAGGAGAGTAAAATGAGTGATAAAATATATCAATGGTCTTATAGTAGGTTAGGTACTTTTGAAAAGTGCCCTAAGAAAGCACACTATGCGTATGTTAAACGTATAAAAGAGCCTGGAAATAAAGCTATGGACAGGGGTAAAGATATTCACACCATGTGTGAAGACTATATAAGAGGGCGTTATGATGAGATACCTAAAGAACTAGCGGACTTTGAAGAAGCCTTTGATGCATTAAAAGACCTTCACCTTAAAAGTTATGTCACCTGTGAAGGGGACTGGGCTTTTGATAAAGACTGGAAACCTGCACCTTGGTTTGGTGAAACTACATGGGGTAGGGCTAAAGTAGATGCTTTTGTACATATAGACGGTACAGATACCGCTAGAGTTATTGACTTTAAAACAGGTAGGTACGATGGTAATCAAGAAGTCCATAGAGAGCAGTGTGAGTTATACGGTGCGGTTGTATTAGAACGTATGCCAGAAATAAAGACTATTACTACTGAGCTTTGGTATTTAGACCATGGTAAGATAGACCGTTATGAATACAGTGCAGATAATATTGTACATAAACAAAAGAAATTAAATGACCGAGCTATAGCTATGACCGAGGCTACAGAGTTCCCAGCTAAACCTAGTACAATGGGTTGTAAGTGGTGTTATTTCGGTAAGGAGAAAATGTGTAGTGAAAGATATGAATGATTTATTTAATATGATACGTGGTGGGGCTATTAAGCGTTACCACACTCTAGAAACTATAGGTGAGCAGTCAGTAGCTTCTCACTCATGGGGCGTGGCTATGATACTACAGTATCTTGACCCTAACGTAAGTAAAGAAGCAATACTAAGGGCTTTAACCCATGACGTAGCTGAATTATTTACTGGAGATATTCCTGCCCCCGTCAAGTGGGCTAACCCTGATCTAGTAGAAGTATTAAAAAGGATAGAGGATAAATACGAGAGTGATATAGGCATCAGTTATAAACTAAGTTCAGCTGAGTCTAAGTTAGGTAAACAAGCAGATATGTTTGAGTTACTAGTATTTTGTGTACGTCAAAGGCGTTTAGGTAATACTAATATGAACGAAGTATTTAGTAACGGTGTGGAGTATTTAGCTTCAGATAAATTAAACGAAAGAGGTAAGCATTTACTTGGCTACCTCACTAAAATATATGGAGGTATATAATGGAAGGAAGTGATTTTAAGTTTATAGGTTTGTTAGCTAGTAGTGACGTAACGGCTTTAGAAAAAGCTCAAGAGAGTTACGGAGATAGTTGGCGTAACAGGGGTGGCGTAGGTGCTTTTATGATGCTCGCCCGTAAGTGGGATAGGATAGAGAATCAAGTTAGTAATGATAATTACGACGTGTTTAAAACTATTAAAGACGACCCCAGTAGTGACGGTATACTAGATGACATACGAGACTTACGTAGATACCTGTTGTTGGTAGAAGCCCACGTCAGTAGGAAAGCATCGTGATTAGGGGAATAACATTTAGTGCTTTTGATTTATTCCACGCTGGACATGTGGCTATGTTATCAGAAGCTAAAGGTGAGTGTGACTATTTAATAGCCTGTATACACGCTGACCCCAACAAAGAAAACTCGGATAAAAATAAACCCATACAAAGTTTATTAGAACGTCAGATACAGGTAAACGCCTGTAGATATGTTGATGAAACTATAGTTTATGAAAGTGAAGAAGACGTACGTAATATACTAAGGACTATACCTTGGAACGTAAGAATCATAGGTGAAGAATATATGAATAAACACTTTACAGGTAAAAAAGAATTCTTTAAACCTGGTAAAGAAATCTATTACAACTATAGACAACACACGTTTAGTAGTAGCGAACTAAGAGAAAGGATAAAATGCAAGAAAGACAAGTAAGTTTATTTACGCCCGAGGTGGACTGGACACCCCCGAGTAGTTTACCAGACCTGAGTGGATACAGTGAGGTAGCTATTGATCTAGAGACATATGACCCATTATTAATGTCTCATGGTCCATCTTGGGCTTTTGAAAATCAGGGATATATAACAGGTATAGCTATAGCTACTAAAGACTTTAGCATGTATTTTCCTATACAGCATGAGGGTGGAGGCAACTTAGATAAAAACTTAATACTTAAATGGATGACTAAACAAATGAGTTATGAAAACGATAAAGTGTTTCATAATTCTTTGTATGATATGGGTTGGCTTAAACGTTATGGTATTAAAGTAAATGGCACTATACACGACACTATGTTTGCTGCTCCTTTAATAGATGAGAATCAGTATAGTTACTCATTAAATAATTTAGGTGAAAAATATTGCGGTGAAACTAAAGACGAAACTTTACTTCAAGAAGCAGCAGAGGCATATGGGTTAAACCCTAAAAGTGAGATGTATAGACTACCAGCTAAATACGTTGGACCATACGGTGAGCAGGACGCTGCACTTACTTTAAAATTATGGGGAGTATTTAAAGAACTACTTATTACGGAAAACGTAGTAAAGATATACGACCTTGAAACTTCTTTAATACCTATACTATTAGACATGAGATACAAAGGCGTACCTGTAGATTTAGACGTAGCCGAAAAGGTAGGTAAAAAACTAAAGAAAGAAGAAGACACTATACTTACTAACATCCATAAAGAGTTTGGAGTTAAACCTGACCTATGGGCAGCACAGTCAGTAGCTACTGTATTTGATAGAGCAGGGCTAAGTTACCCACGTACACCTAAAACTAATGCCCCATCTTTTTCAGGTGACTGGTTAGAGGCTCATGATCATAAGTTAGCTAACAATATTGTAAGAGCACGTAAGTTAAATAAAGCTAGAACCACTTTTATAGATAAGATGATACTAGAACATAGTGTTGCTGGTAGAATACATGGGGAACTTCATCCCTTACGTAGCGACCGTGGCGGTACAGTAACAGGTAGGTTCAGTAGTAGTAACCCTAACTTACAACAAGTACCAGCCCGTAACGAAGACATTGGACCACTTATACGTAGTATCTTTGTACCAGAAAAAGACCATTACTGGGGCTGTTTTGATTACTCTCAACAAGAACCTAGATTAACAGTACATTACGCTTCGGCTACCGAGCAAGAAGGTGCTGAAGAAGCAGTAGATGCTTATCGTAATAGGAACGCTGACTTTCATCAGGTAGTGGCAGACATGGCTAACATAAGTCGTAAAGAAGCTAAGATTATAAACTTAGGGTTAAGTTACGGCATGGGTAAAGACAAACTAGTTAAACAATTAGATCTTTCTATGCAAGAAGCAGAGATACTGTTTGACACGTACCATAAACGCGTACCCTTTATTAAGGGGTTACGTGATCAATGTGCTAGGTTAGGGGCTAACCGTGGATACATTACTACTATAGCTGGTCGTAAATGTAGGTTTAATCTGTATGAACCTAGAAACGATAGACAACCAGCTTACCCTTATGAAAAAGCTGTTAGTGAGTATGGTAGTCAAGTTAAAAGAGCGTATACCTATAAAGCTATGAATAGGTTAATACAAGGCTCAGCAGCAGATATGACTAAGCAAGCTATGGTAGAGTTATACAAAGAAGGTATCCTCCCCCATACTCAAGTACATGATGAATTAGATATTTCGGTAACTGACCCTGACCAGTGTGAATTAATTATGCAGGTTATGTCAGACTGTACACCTTTATGTGTTCCCAATAAAGTTGATGCAGAAATAGGTGAGAGTTGGGGAAAAGCAACAGTTCATTATAAGGAGTTTTTTAATGAGTAAACGTATAGAGAAAGAAAAGATGTATTCTGAAATAGTTTTGAATTCAAAGAAAGGTAGAACTCTTGAGGAGTTAGGTATAGAGTATGGTGTTACTAAAGCACGTGCGTGGCAGATTGTAAGGTTTACTGAAATAGGTAAAGGTGATTACTACACAGGATACAAAATGTTCATGGACAGGAAATCTGAAATAGATAAGACACCAGATGCCACAACTAAAGAACGAAGTCAAATGTTGAGAGAGTGGTTAAACTCTCAAAATATACGGCTTATAAAAGGTAAGTATGACTCTTCAACCGTTGGTTAATGATCATTTTGAATATCCTTTTAATCACTAGTGACCTATAGTTTAATAAAGGTAGTTAGCTAATACAGGCTAACAAAACAACCTTTAAGGAGGTATATTATGGCAGCAGCCGTTGAAACTATGGCTTATGCAGGGGAAGTTCCCTGGCATGGGCTAGGCGTTA